AAGAATATGGACTACCATTAATACTACTTCTCGGAGCAATTTATACCTTATATAGATTTATGGTTTTTTCACTATATGAAGTAAAGAATGAATTCGGTGCTCGCCATAAAAAGAATTCAGAAGACATGCAAGAGGTAAAAATAGCTCTCGCAGAAATTAAATTATTATTACAGGAGAAGAAGTGAGTATGACAACATACTATAGTTATATAACAATGAAAAGATATAGAAGATTACTGGAAGCAATAGGAGAGGAGGTTGTTAATGACGAATGAAGTCACTAGCAATACAGATTCTGGAGTATGCTGCTGCTGTAATGGCGGTCGCAGGTGCAGTGTTTGCAACTGTAATGGTACTTACACTATCCAAACATCTGATAACGAAGTTAATATCTCCATTACGATTAGGAGCCTTGATTCACAGCGCGCCAAAGATTGTGAAGAAGGACAAACCAAAGAAGAAGAAGAAGACAAGGAGGACTGAATATATGAGTAAAGAAGCAAGTGAAGGAATTACTTTCAACGACATCTTTATGTTTATGATAGCTGTACCTTTAGTATTACTATGGGTAGGTTTTGCAGGTTTTGTTATACACACAGGACTTAATAACTCCGCAGTTCTTGAGAACATCGAAGCATACACAACTTTGATTGCTATATTAGGTGGGCCAGCCCTTCTAATTATCAAAGATGCTTTAGACGTATGGAAACAAGAACAAGCAGAAAAAACAGCTTTCTATAAGGTAAAGGCACAAGCAGTTATTGATTATAACGATGCAAGTCAGAAACAAGCTCAAATGATTGAAGCTAACGCACAAGAACAAGAGCACAAGATGGAAACATCAAGTATAACCAAAATAACAGCGAAAAAAAAATAAGGAGATAATAAATGGCAGATTACGACGTAGATGATTGGACAGAAACCGCAAGTACATTACCAGCATGTCTAGCATTGTTAGAGACTAAATTGGAAACAATAGTCAATACCAAGACAATAAGGCTAGTTGATGTAGTGAAAGACGGTAACCAATGGTCATATTATTTAATAGTAGACGCAGCTTAAGCATAACCTTTATATAGTCTCATACACTATATAATTATGTGGCTCTCACAAGACCACGAACCCACAGGATACTTACGCAATATGCGTCTCTGGGGGCCACACAACGAAAGCTTTATATACTCCTAGTAGTTTATATAAATACAGGTGAATACCTATGGCAAACGAAACAAATAACAACACAGCAGAATCTAATGAGACAAGTGAGGGTAACCTTACTGCTATTTTAGATACTGTAGAAGAATCTGGTTTCTTAGATACCCTTATGGATGAACCATTACTTATGGCATTAGTTGCTGTAGTACTAGGTATGGGCGCTTATATCGCTTATACTGTACCAGCAGTTAGGATGTTAGTCTTTAAATACTTAAAGAACAACGAAGCCGAGTTAATGGATTTATTAGATAAGAACCTATCTAAAGCCCAGATGAAAGCCTTTGACAAACTTGATGAGCAAGCAAAGTTACACGTCAAAGATTCTTTAGTCCGTAATGTATTAATTACAGCTTGGGACGAAAAGGATGACGAGTTAGCTAGCTTAGTTAAGTCTAAAGTTAAAGCTGCACTCGATGAAACCAAGTAATGGACGTCGAGGGATACGAAACGCGTCTACGCGAGAGGGTAGGAGAAGCAGAATATGCTAGGCATAAAGAGCTTGTCCGCCTTCTGGCACGCAATCTTGCTCTTGAAGACGTGCTTTGGGAAGAAATTCTTATATGTGTTCGGGATGTTGACGCTCGAACAGAGCTCTTGCGGCAAAGAAACCAAATAGTTCGGGATATACATACAGAATTCCGTGCTTTAAATATTGAAGTTCCTACTGTTACTGAAAAGAATACAGAAAACTTTATGTCAATGTTGAGTGAATTAGATGACGATACCAGTGAAGAACGAACAGAAGAAGCTGAACGCAGCGATTAGTGGAAGATTAGCACACGATTCTAGAGCACTGGAAGATGTGTTTGAGAAATGTAGAGTAGATGAAAAGAAGATGACCCTACTTGTAAGGGCCTTTTGTGAATCATATCTTATTGACCAAGCAAGAAGACCTCTTAAACTAAGACCATTACAAGAACGTATAGTAGTGGCTTGTTTAACACACCCATCCGGTGACCCCACAAAACATCGTAAATTAGCAATATTGGCTCCACGTGGTAGTGGTAAGTCTTATGCTTTATCTGTGGCTGTATGTATTTATATGTTTTTTAAGAGATTTAGAGATTTAATATTTGTATTGGCTCCATCTGAGGACCAAGCAGCATTAATCTTTAATTATTGTTATAGACACTTTGCTGATAATGAGTTCTTGGGGAGCTTAATTGACCATTATAGATTCCATAACAAACCTAATATCACAATGAAGGGAGGTACGGTGCTACGTAGAGCCCCTATTGCTCCTTCTAATCAAGGACAAGCAATACGAGGACAACATCCTACTTTCTTAGTAGTAGATGAAAGCCCATTGATTGAAGATAAGCTATTTATAGATAATGTAGAACCTTCTATACTATCTAACAAGGCTCCATTTATCAACTTGGGAACTCCAAAGAGCAAAGAGAACCATATGTATAGATATCTTTATGATGAGGATTATGAAGATTCATTTGATAGATTACACTTTACATGGAGAGATGCTGTAAAGAAAGGTAGAGCTTATACTCCTCCTTATGATGAAGAAGATATGTTACAGAAGATGACAGAATGGGGAGAAGACTCTGTATATTGGAGAACAGAATATGAGTGCGAGTTTGTTGAATCAACGAGTAATATATTTAACCCCGAATTAGTACGTAAGTGTTTTATTAACCAACAGTTTGCAGAATATGGAAAACCATACCCTAATTGTGTTGTAGGTGTAGATATAGGTAAATCTGTTAATTCTACTGTTATAAGTGTATGGGCTAATGAAAAATCTGATGAAGGTAATGTAGCAAGTTTAATTTACGCAGAAGAGATAGGACCAAAGACAGGAGGACATGATATACCCTTCCAACGTAGACGTATAATGGATGTTGCAAAGAATTACGATGCAAAAAGAGTTATTATTGATGCTACAGGTATAGGAGGGGCTTTTGAACAAGATTTAAGAGTAGAGTGTATACAAGAAGAGATACATTTAATACCATTTATATTTACTGGAGGACCGAAGGGTTCTAAAACACAAGTCTACAGAGACTATGTATCATACGTACAACAGGGCCAAATTAAAGTACCAAACCCTAAATACCTACCTCCAGACCAAGCAAAGTTAATGAACAAATGGTATAAAGAACATATCAATTTAGAATATACAATGGATGCAGCTAATAAAACAGAGAAAATATCTGCACCAGATGGTAAGCATGATGACTATTGTGACAGTTCTGTGATAGGAATACACGCCTGTTTAGGTATGCTACCACCCGAATCATCGTTCGCATCAGTCAATGTTAGCCGTAACACACCACGTTTCAGTAAGAATAGCTCAAATCCACTGGTTTTTGGTAAAACAACGCGAAAACATAGGGTTAATAAGCAGTCTCCGGGCGGAATATAGCGAAAGCTTTATATACTCTCCTGTATTATATTAATACGATAGCTATGGCTCTAAGAGATTATTGGCCTTTCAATAGGCGGAGTTTCGCAACCAAAGGGACAAACCCACCGTTCACTAAGGATAATCCACGCTCCTTCGGAGATGGAGTAATACGCCGGATTCAATTGCAATCCAACGGTTACGGCCGTGGTGATGCTATGAAAGAACCGCAGGTTGGAGATTATCGGACGTATATGAATGTATATTTGTCGGACCCTATAGTAAGAACTCTGATAGATTTGCCATGTCTCTACGCCTCTAAGGACGGCTACGATATCGTAACGGACAATGAAGAGGAACGCCAAGCTATCACCCAGCTTTTTGATAAGATAAATTTTGAGCAACTTATTTATTCTTGGTTACGTAATGGAAGAATCTTTGGTACATCCTATTTAGAATGGACTGGAGATAACTTAGTTTTACGTTCATCACAGAATATGTATGTTCAAAGAGATGAATCAGGACAGATAAAGTATTATTATCAAGATTTGGGAGACGACAAGGAGTCAGTTAGATTTGAAGAAGACGAAATTATCGAATACAAAAACAATCCGTTTGATGATTATGCCTATGGTTTATCTGATATACATCCTATCCTTTATCTCATTGACCTTAAAGATTATGCAGAGCGCGACATCGGTGCGGCTCTTAATAAATACGCTAATAGTCGTTTCGATATTAGTGCTGGTCTACCTGATATGCCTTATGGACCGGATAAAATCAATGAGATAGTATCTGCGTTTAATGGGCTAGAGCCGGGTGAAGATATCATTCACGGTAATGATATACAAGTAAAAGAATTACAAGGAACACAAAGAGCATTTGAGTATGGTAAATATACTGATGATATAATGAAGAAAATATCAATGGCTATGAAGGTTCCAATGACAATGTGGGATAAGCCAGAACAAGCACGTCCTATATTTGAACCATATGTAAGACATTTACAATCTGCTATCGAAGCATCTATTAATTCACAACTGATGCCTCAAGTAGGTTCTGGAGATGCCTTATTTAGATTCCGTCAAATGAACGTCGATGATGCTTTCTTAAAAGCTAAGACAGATATGATATACCTTTCAGAGGGAGTTCTTTCACCTCAAGAGGTAAGAATGGAAAGAGGGTTAAACCCAGATGGAGTGGTAGAACAGCAAGAAACAGCAAAGAACGCTAACATATC